GAGTAAAAGGTGATGATCCAAAAGTTCCATCAAAATTTACCCAAGCTTTTGCTCTACCCTGTGCAATTTCCTCTGGTGTCGAACTGTGAGCATCAGAGGTGTTTTGTATTGTGTTGACTCTAAGTGTTGACATTAGTTATCACCAAAAACAGCACTGTAAACATGATTAGCGTCTTGAGCAGTTTCTCCATCAAAAGAAACTTCTAAAATATAACTGCCTGTTGCTAATGACCTAGCTCCACATTCTCTAGCTCTTTGAAGTTGAGTATCATCATAATGAGCAGAAGAAAGTGCACAATAGTTAGTGTTTGACATAGACGTAGCTAAATTAACTGTATATCGACCTGTTGCCGTGTCAGTAACAGAACTTACGTTAAAACTATCTCTGAGTGCATAACTTTGCCCTAAACCTGCCACCCCACCACAAAGATTAAGCCATGCCTTTGCAAGCTGTCCTTTTTCTGTTCCACTGGTATTTTGAAATACTGGTGCAGCAGATGAAATGCTTTTAATTGTACCGACTGCTAATGTACTCATAATTTTATACTCTTGAATTAATTATATATACTTTTATACTACAGTCCATGTCTCACCAGTTCCAACTGTAACGGTGACTCCGCTTTGAATAGTTATTGGACCAAAACTACCAGCATTTTTACCATTTGTTATTTCATAACTAGCTGTAACTGTTTGGTCATTTTCCCAAAAGATCTCATCATTACTGCCGTCAGCCCCTTCAGCACCACCAGCCCTTCCCCAACCTAATGAACCACTTTCATCAATAGCGATTAATGCGTATCCAGCACCAGCACTAACAGTAGATGCGGTGGTAGGTGCAGTAGAGGGTAAAGTTATTGTTAAATTTGAAGAAAGAGAAGTTGGTGCTTTTATTGCTACATATTCACTACCTGAGTTTTCTAAAAGCCTCAATTCTTTTTGGTTCTCTATAGTCAAACTATTTTGATCTGCAAATGCTATTGCAGCTTGATTAGCAGTAAGTCCTAATTGATTTGTGCCTTTTTTATATAATCCAGTTCCACTATCTCCAAAATGTAAAGCTGGTGCTGTATTTGATCCAGCTGTAGCAGTCAAAACACCAGTAAGAGTTCCTCCTGCAGCTGATAAGAAACCAAAGTTTGCCTGACTTACATTTCCTAATTCAATAAAGGCTGAATTTGCTGCGTTTCTTATTTTTAATAAATTACTATCTGTGTTTATATGTAATTGATAAGCTGCAAGATTGGCCGCACCAGAGGGATCACCAGCAGCACTATTAACCGTTCTAAGTGACTCAAATATATCTTTCATTGCTGTTCTTACAGCAAGGCCAGTACCGTTATCAGGAGAAAAATTACTGCCAGATTCTTTTCCAGTTGAATTAACTCTTGTCATTTAGTTAAGCTCCTTTCCCATATCCTAACGCTTGAAATGTAAATTTCACATCGATCACTGCACTAGATGAGTTCTTGAATACTATTGTAAACCCTGTTCCAGAAATGGCACTTAATTCATAAAACGCACCACTTGGCATATCTTCTGGAGCTACAACAATTGATGGAAGAAATGCTGTTGTTGATCCACCTATGTCACTTGTTCCTGTAAAAAATGGTTTACCAAAAACAACATCAAGACCACTCGCACTTGTTGTTGACTGTAAAGGAGTTGAAATAATATTCCCACCTGATTGATATTTATTTTCTGTTCTTGACGGCAAGAAGGCATCAAAACCTAATTCTGTAAATTTTATATTTTCATTGACATCTACAGAAATTAAATTACTGCTAAATTTAAAGGCTCTTGCACTAAATGATCCATTAAACAAATTTTGGGCTGTTGTAAAACTTAAATTATCTTGTGATGTTTGTACTTGTAATTTACTTTTTAAACGATCACTACCAGCACCATCAAAATTAAGTCTTGCATCTAAATCAGGAATTGAATCAAACTGATCTGATACAAAAAATCCTTCACTAATTATATGTCTTTTTAATCTTATATTCTGATAAACAGCACCGAAATCTAATGCAGATGCAAATTCATAAGTGCCAGTCAAGTTTGAGGCAGGGTCAGAAAGTTGCAATGTACCAGAATTGACAGTGACATTAGTTTTTGTTCCGCTAAAAGATGTCTGTTCTCTTTGACTTATTACTAATAATTGGTCTTCCATTTCTGGAAGTGCCAATTCAACTTTTGCCTCTGTTACTGAAAACCTACCACCTATATCACGAAATTTAAGAGAATAAGTGCCTGATAAGGCTGGCAATATCGCTTCATTTGTTGCTCCATTTATATTTTCATTTAAAAGAGTTGAATTTGCAAATGTCGCTGAAGATAATGAGTTAGGAGAGTGTCTTATTTCACAAGCCCCACCAAATTCAACGTCGAGGCTTGTTGTTTTTGTCCATGACAATCTCACTTGTGAATTATCAAATGGTTCTACTTGTAAACCTGTAGGATTTTCAGGAACAGCAGTAAGTCCTAAAGTGTTAACAATGGCTTCAGTAGGACTAGCACTTCGTTCACCGTCTGAATTTACTGTATAAATTTGTATCTTGTAAGTGCCAGCTTCAGAGGGCAAAATTTCATATTCTGAACCTTGTGTATTGACCACAACTGGATTTTCATCATCTTTTGTGTAAATAAGTTGATAACTAGAAGCACCTTCAACAGATTGCCAATCTATAAAAAGTTTTGGAACAGGTCTATTGTTATTTAAAACAATGATTTCCTGAATTGCTTTTGTTCCGTCGGATCCATCCACTATCTGAGGTGATGGCAAAATACTTGTAATTATTGATATGTTTTTGACTGGGAGTTGTTCGCCATCTTCAACTGCCGCATATTTCCCCTCATTAAAATTAACGGCAGCAATTGTATATGTTTTTTTTGTGTTTTCTTTTATATTTACGATTCTAAATGCTTGAGCTCCTATTTCACCAGATTCAAGAATAAAAGGGCTATTTAAAACAGGAGCAGATGTAAAATTTCCTGATACTTTTACTACATTACCTGTGACATATTCATCTATTGTTTTTGTTTGAACAGTCCCATCAGCCAACATACAGCTTATTTCTGGATTGTCACTTATATCTGGTAGATTTGTAGCTCCAGCATTATCTAAAGTTATTTGATCTATATTTGAGTTTCCCTGACTAGAGCTAACTGCTTTAATAAGACCGCCTCGTCTAGTTGAAGACTTTACTCTATCTGCAATGCCAATAATATCTCCAATTTTTAAAACTGATCCAGCAGCAATATTTGTTTCAAACACAATTGATTCAGTTTGATTTTGCTGTGTCTGTAAAAACCATTTCCCTACCCTTTGTGCTTGACCTCTTGAAGTTGTACCAAAAGTATTTATTGTTTTTGTTTGTGTTCCGTATTTTTTTTGTGCAGTAGTATCTTTGACAGTGATATAATCTATTTCTTGTGTTTCAAGATCGAAATAAGAAACATTGATAACATTAAACCTAGTTTTTGATGATGTACCAGAATAAACAAAATCTCCATTTACTACATTTGCATTGTTAAAAACATAGTCAAAAGATACAGCACTTGGGTTGTCATGGTCTTTTGGTGCGTCTTGTGCGATTTTAATGGTACCTTCTTCGTAATAAGGCATTGCCCTCATTACAGAACAGACATCTTTTATCAATGTCATTGCATCACGCCTATTATTAATATTTACATTTATTGAAAAGCGTGGTTCTTGTCCGCCATTACCGTCATCAACTAAAGCAGAACAATAGGTACTGACACTATAAAAAGTATATGGATCTAATTCAGATTCTGGAATATCGCAACCATACTGTTGATTATCTGTAATGTCATTATTACTATCTCTTGTAATTCTATCTTCTTGTGTAACAAGTAAATCATATAAAACCCAAGCTGGATCACTTGTCCAAGCTTTATCTGTTTTAAAAGTACCATTAAATGTATAATTATTAGGATAAATTATTCTGCCATTTACTAAATCAACATATGGATTAGGTTTATATGTACAATTACTTGTGGTTACATTTCCTCCAGAATAATCTGGATCTTCAAATGTAAAACTATTTCCGTCTGTGGCAACACTACTTACAATATATGTTCCATCAACACCTGCACCAGATGTAGCATCAAATATTATCCCATCGTTTTGTAGTAAACCATGACTAGTTTTTTGAATGGTAACAGTAGTCCCTGATATTGTATATTGTGCAGTTACAGCACTACCTTCAGCTGGTATCTTGACAAGTTTTCCTCTTATTCTGAAAAATCTAGCTGGCGTATTTGGGAATAATTCAGAACTAAATCTTAATGCTGTGTATGCAGTGTTTGGGTAATTATGTGGCTCTCTTATAATTTTTCGCATTTCTGCTAGTCGCATTGTATTAAAAGTATTTTGATCTCCAGAATGATTACCTCTCTCAAGACTTACAACTATTGGAAAAAAAGAACCTGATGCTCCAGAAGTATTTGTGTTATATCCAGATAAATTTTTTAAATCAATTCCATAATCTCTGTTATATGGATTAAAACTTTTACCTTTTATTACATCATCAATTACCGTAGTTACAGAACCATTATTAGGATTTACTTTAATTAATACTTGTACAGCAGTTGATTCTCTATTTCCATTGTCTGAATTTATTTTAAAAAACTGATCGAATTTAACTTTAACTTTGATGGTATCAATGCGAACATCACTAACTGTTGCTGATCTTGCTGTTGCTGAACCTCCATCTGGAAAACTACATTCTTGACCTTTATCTCCCGTAATAACTTCACTACTTTGCTGTTCAGCTGCAAACAAAACTTCATTATTAGTTGTTCCATCTTGAAATTCAAAATGTAACAAGTCTTTTTGATAATTAAATTCAGAGACATCTGGGTTTGTATTATCAGCATCAGCCTGTAATACAGCAGTCTTATTTAAAAACAAATCTTTTAAAAAAGCATTTTTATATGCAGTACTTGTTTTATCTGTAATACCAGCTTTACTTGCTGTCGCACTTCCTTCAATTTGACCTTCTGCCAACATATCAACGACAGTACCAAAATCAATAGATTTTATTTTGTTATTATCAATAATTGTGGCTTTTGGGCCACCACCACCAGTAATACCACCGGCAAGATTTCCAGCAAAACCAAAAACCATCTAATCCTCCGAATTTATTTCTTGAAAAGTATCAACTGAAGAACTTACAACAGTGCTTCCTACTAAAACCTCACCATAAACAATATTAATTGGAATACCCTGCTTTGTATTATTTAAAAGCCCTGAAAAGATATAGTTAGGTTCTTGTGCATCTTCTTGCCTGTTTGAATTGAAAGGCTGTGGGTCTGGTGTAATTAAGTCAGCAATACCTTGAAGTAAAAAATTTGTTCCAATTGTTGTTAAAACTGTGCCAAGCGTAGTTCCTAAAATTTTAATACCAGCTATTGCTGAGATTTTGGCAGCACCAATAGCAGCACCACCTACTAAAAATGGTAAAAATGCTATCTCCCCATGAACTACAGGTATAATTTTTATATCACTCTCTGTATACATATCAAGTAATTCTTCAGTAACTCTTAGATCACCAGCCATAATACAATATTCTTGATCTTTTATATGTTCTTTTACACCTTTAAAATTATTAATAAGAAAACTAAATGCTTTTTTAGGGCTGTCAGCGTTTATCTCAAAACTAGACTGACCAATAAATTTTCTTAATCTGCCATAAATAGTTAATTTAATCATTTATTTCAGATGGATATACAACAATAATAGACTCTGATTTAGGTTCAACAAGATAAAAAGGTAAATCTAAATACTTACAGGCCATTCTATCAGTATGGCTAAAAGCTAAATCTCCGTCAGGGTGACTGTGTACTATACCAAGAACTTCTCCCTGATCTTCTCCGTTTGCATAATCTAAAGGGTCTATAACAAATGATTTTTCTTTATATGTTCCAGATATATTTTTACATTTCCAATAAGTTTGAACACCATCAAGATCAATAATAAGTCCACAACATTCTTCTGGATATGCTTCTGTAGCATGGTTAAAAGCATCGGTAGCCCATTTATATTCAATCATTAGATAAACGTACCTACAGCAGGGAATAAGTCTCTTGTAACTACCCTTTGTGGCACTTGTCTATTTTCTAAATCATGTGCTGCTGTAAGTTCAAACTGAACAATCTGTCTATTTTCAATTGCTTTTCTATCAATAACAAATATCTCATCACGCAATCTATCTGCACTAGGCGTACCAAATGGATTAGTGCCAGAGGAAAAATTTGCATTATCTAAAGCAGATGCTAGTGGCATTTTTCTTGTAAGTTTTGCATCTATTAAATCATTATGGGGTGTAATTTTGTTTACTTTTTGCAAAAAATCACTCATTGTTATTACCGCACCTGTTGCTGGATTTTGTACAATACCACCAAGATTTGAAAATGTAATTACTGGTCTTGTCAAAACCCCTGTGCTTTTTTTTTCAAAACCTTGAATTTGTACTGCAACTCTTTGATATGAATTTGATTGAAAAATTACTTCACCAAATGAATTAAGATTTGCACCAGCATGAAATCTGTAAGTTGTGGGAAGTCCTAATGGATTTCCTGTCGCAATATGTGTGCCAACAGTAAGTTCTAACTCAAAAAGCTCAATAATATGACTTGGATTTATTTTATTAAGTTCAGCAAAAGGTATAGCCATTACGCTTCAAATACCTCCCTAAATACACAACTCAATCTAACTCTATTTAAAAATGGAATTGATCTTGGAAAAGAAGTGCAGACAAATTTTCTTGAACTTGATTCGCTTGGCAATGTGTAGTCAAAAGATGCACCATCATCTACTCTTGAATTTAAAAAACTTATTGCTGTATTTGCATCAGTCTGCGAAAGTTCAAAAACTAAATTTACTGACAAAGGGTTTTGATTAAGACCCTCTGTTAACCGTTGCTCAAATCCATCACCAAAACTTATAACATTTACTTTTGGTAGTGCATTGATTCTTGTATTATATACAGGGTTTGTTATTGGAAAAGTTGCCATTAGTTAAGTAAACCTCCAGACCGTTTTTGATTTATTATCTCAGCTTGTATTGCCGCTGCAAGCTGTTCTCCAAACTGGTTTGACTCTTGATCGTTACCTTGAACAGAAGTACCAGAGGCATCTACATTTACAACTATGTTATTGGTAACAGATTCTCCTCCCATTGGAACAGATGGCAATATAGTACCAGATTGCCTTGGAACAAATAACTCAGGTCGCCGCTCACCAACAATATATGGTTGATTTGCTCTTACAGGCCCACCATCTGCCTTAAATAAACCTCCAAGTATTCCACCCAAAAATCCTCCTAAACCTTTTTTCTCTCCACCGCTACTTGCGGCACCAAAATTCTCTCCAAAGCCACCAATTAGCTTTTCTAACTGAGCATCAATAATTTTGTCTCGAATACGATTTAAGACATTTGTCATAGCCTCTCCAAATGTTTTTGCACCAGTTATAGCGTCCCTAAGATTATTTTTAATACTGCTTTCGATCTCTTCACCTACTTCTGTCATTTTTTCTTTAAGTTTTTCTGCCGCCTCTACATTTTTTTTAATAAGTTCTTCCTGCTCTTTTTTCTTTTTGTTTTGTCTTTCTATTTCTGCTGTTGTTTTTCTTTCTTCATCTAGTTTTTGTTTAATTGGGTCTAGTGCCTCTTTGTTTATCTGAAGCTGTCTTTCAAGTGAGGCTATACCTCTTTTGTTATTGTTTTCCTGTGCTTTGGCTAATCTTTGTAAAAGCTTCTGTCTTTCAATGAATAATCTATTAAATTCACTCTTTAATAACTGTTGATCTCCTTCTTCAAGTGCTTTATTAAAATTATCTTGTTCTTTTTTTGCTGCTATCAATGCAGTAGTAAAACCACCAATAAGACCTATGATTGCTACAAAAGGCAATGCGTTTAATGCAACAGTAGCAACACCCCCAGCAGCGGCTAACTTTATTAAACCAGCAGTAACTAGAGGAATAGCAACTGCAACACCTTTGGCTGCAAATGCTATCGCTGCAAATATCGCAGCAGTTTGTCCTATAGGTGAATTAACAAGCTCAGTGGTTTTTATAATTAATTGAGTTAATAACTTTGTTACATCTTCAACCACTGGTCTTAATTTGTCTCCAAAAGCTCTTGATAAGTCCTCTGTTGCATTACTAAAGTTTTTAAATACTTGTGTAGGGTCATTTTTTAATAACTCTTTCAGAAAGCCACTTCCCTCATTTCCAACTTTTCCTAAAGCTCTCAAAACAACTTCACTGGATAATTCTCCTTCAGCAGCTAATTTTTTAAGCTCTCCAATAGTAACTCCAAGTTCAGCAGCAATAGGAGCTAAAACTGTTGGTACTTGTTCTGATACACTTCTAAATTCATCACCAGCCAGCCTTCCTGAGCCGAGAGCCTGTGCTAATTGCCTGAAAGCGTTTGATGATTCTATCGCTGATGCACCAGCCAGTTTTGCTGCCGTATTGAATCCAAAGAATACAGTTCTTATATCTTCAACTGATGTTCCAAGTGGAGCCAGTCTTGCTGTTATATCTGTCACACCTTCCAAAGCTTCAACAGCACTTAATCCAAAAGCTTTTTGTGCATCTGCCGCAATCTGTTGTGACTTTGCAAAATCTGCACTACTTTTTGTAAGCAATCCTAATCTTACATTTAGCTTTTCAAAATTTGCTGATGTTTTTACCGCTTGCCTACCGACAAGTGCTATACCACTCACAGCAATGGCATTTCTCAAGCCATTAAATGAGTTTTGTAGCTTATTTGTTTGATTCTGTACACCATTCAATGCCCTCGTTGCACCACTGGCATCAACTCTTAATCTAACGACTGCCTCTGCCACAAATAAAAAAAACCTTTACTCTATATTACCTTGAATTGTGTTTTTGTCGTTGCAATGCTTTTTTTTCTTCGTCAGCCCTTATCTCATAGTAGCCAGCCCAATATATCAACTCAGCCTCAGTCATATTCATTCTGAGTTCTTGCACTGTCTTACCGAGTTCTGTTGCTAGGAAAAACTCAAATCTTAACCAGCTATCCCCAACTATTCTTTTTTTGCTGTATCAATATCTAATTCTATTTCATTCAAAAACAATTCAAGCTCATTTAACACCTTTTCTGGAAGCTGTCTTTGCAATATAGGTGCATCTGACATATCAAAAGCAAGTGAGCCATCTTCTTTCTCTGCCATTTGACAAAGAAGTTGAGTCGATACAACTAAAGCATCAGCATTAGCACCAGCTAGTTGCTGTGCCTTTACTCTTGCGTACCTTGTAATCGGCTTAAACCATAGAGATAGTTTTACTTCTCCTTTGGAGTTTTTAACGTCGAATTTTCTCCTTGTGACCATTTCATCTTGAAACGCCCCAAGCAGTATGTCTGCGGATCTTTGTGTTGCCATAAATGCGAAGAATTTTACTTTTTAGATTGCTGATGTGATTGTGCCAGATGGCTTGAATGTAATGTTGATTGTACTTACATCACCGAGAGCTGAACCTTGCTCAAAATTAGTTATTAAACCAACAAAACTGATTTTTTTAGTTCCGCTTGCACTATCAGGAAAAAGCTCAAAAGCTGCTGTTGCTGGGTCGCCTGTGGTCAAGATGCCGTCCATAAAAGTTGCAGTCTCTCCAGAGGCAGCATTGTCATATTGAAGAACAGCAGATCCCTCACCTTCAATAAGTCCACCAACAAAAGATTTAAAAGTGTCACCTTGAACAGTTGTCTCTTGAGTATCTTTAGTGATAGACATAGACCATGATTTTGTTCCCAAAACAGGGTTAACTGAAGAGCCACCGTCATCAAATTTGACTTGGCCTACGTCGCCTTTAACAGCAGCCATAACAATAAAAAGAAATATTTATAATTATATTAACCTTTTTTTGGTTTTTTTACAGCTTTTGTTTTTTGGCTTTCCATATATCGTCTGCATTTAGGATCCCAATACTTTGAATCTCTTCTACCTTTGACTGCTTCGATAGCGTCAAGCATTTCTTCTGTAATTTCAATCATGGAGTAAGTGCTTCATATATTTCAAATGTTATTCTAATCTGTGTCTGAAACTTACCTTCTGGAGTTGATTGTAATATCTCTGGGCCTACTGGTGGATCAAATCGAACATTAGAAACTGAAATTCTGTTAAATAAATTTCTCAATCTTTTAGCAATATCAAAATTTGCCCCTGCTCCTAGTCCTTGTTCTGTATAAATATTAAAAGTAGTAAGACCGACAACAAGATTTGTTGCAGTGGTGCTTGAATTTGGTGCTTGCTGTGTAAGGTATTCACTTGCTCCAAAGCTAGTAATACATTGTATATATTGATCGACACTTGAGGCATCAAAAGGAACATTATTAAAAACCAAAGGAATTGATGGCCCTATTCTAAATTCGTCATTAAGACGTTTTTCAATAGTTGCTCTTACTGTATTTAAATCTGTAGCAGCCATTTATATTCCTCTTTTAATTCTTTCATATTCTTTTTTAGCATATTGTTCTAATTCTTTGCCAATAAGTTCTGGAAATCCAGCGACAGTCTGCTGTCTTGTTCTATATGAACCTCCCCATGAAGGCGGTAGATTTACTCCAAAACAGACAGGCTCTGCATAAACAACATTATTTGTAACTGTTCCTTCTAATGGCTTAATATCTGTTTGCCATGCTGCTCTTAATCTCCCAGTATCAACTGGTGTTGCTTTTTTAACTCTAGCTGTCCATTCTAAAGTAGTTGCAGCTACTAAATCTACTACTGCTTCTCTCATCACATCATCTATTTGGTCGAGCTTAATTTTTCTTGTCATAATTACCTCAAGAAAATATCAAAGCTGATAGCTGTATTGTCTTGCTCATTTGTATTGATCTGAACAACCTTATATTCTGTGCCGCTTATAACCACCCGATCAAATGTCGTTGGAGTGAAAGTTATATCTCCAGCAGATATAGTAAGTCGTTTGTCCTGACTAGAAACTAGGTCAGTCACTTCAGACCTTGATACGTTGCTTACAACACCTTTAATACTGACATCTGTTTTTACTTCACTCATTGAACCACTTGTAGGGTTGTATATACCAGTCGTCACTCTTCTATAAGTAATGTCACCACCAAGAGCCTTAATTGTCTTAGAAGTCGCTTTTTTTAATGCGTTGGCAATACTCATAAGTAGTAAGCTATGACCTGACCACTTGCAAGAGTAATACTTGTGATAACTCCACACACTTCTGTTGAGGCTTTCATTTCAATGCCATTTATTGTTGAAGATCCATTCTCTGTAATGTTTTCAGCAACAAAAGTAGCCTCTGAATCTTTTAAAGCATGAACCTTGCCGAATCTGCCTGTGTG